GTGTTTATAACACATGCCTCACTATCCACTGAAATTGATCAACTCCATAACACCCTAGTACGTTTTCGTGAGCGGTGTGCTGAGTGGGTTGACTCCACCATTTGTGATGAAGATGTCCCACAACCACTTGATAACGAGCTAGCCTACTACTTTCGAGTATTAGGGATGCGATGCAAATCATGTCGCGGTTAACCTGTCAGCGTTTGCGTCTGACCTTATAGTTAGGCGTTTACTTAACACGTGGCGCCAATCTCACATGCTGCAACCCTAAAAGGAGGGTAATATATGTCTCTTAATGCGGATAGATTCCAAGAGACTCCTTCTTCTGACCGAGCTATTACGCGGGCTAATAAAGCTCGTCGGAAAGCTCAAAGAAAGAAGGAGAAAGCACGAGCTATGCTCGCTGAAGAACATGCAAGTCGACTAACTGGTTTTAATACCAAGAGTGACAATTATATTGTCATACCTCTTGATGATGACCGAGTCAGTAACTTGCAACGATCACGTGAAGGATTCACATCAGCTAGTGGATCACTCAAATCCATGTTCCTTGGTTCTACCATGGAAAGTGCGATGAATGATTCACGTACAAAGTGGTTTGAGAATGTCGATCCTAAGACGATTGTTGATAACGTCCTTAAACTACTATGTGATGAAGACATGACTGAGAGGGAGTTAGAATTCTCTCGCAAAGTCGGTCCTTATTACAGGCGTGATTTTAAGGATTGGTATACCAAGGTCTTTGAGATCTACAACCCACCGAACCTTAGTGCCGATCTGGGAATTATCACTGATATTCTCAACGAAATTCGTGTGGAGTACGAGCAAATCCTTGGTGATTCCAAGTTATCAGCATTAAAACCTGATGACGTGGCACCTACCCTTAGGACAGACTCATCAACTGGCTACCCTTTCTGGACCAAAGATTGGTTTAAAGATGTCACAATTGATGGTGACATCACCCAACCGATTGAATGGGCTAGACAGGAAGCTAACCGCATACTTGTTGAGGAAGATGATAGTTGGGAAAGCGAAGCTGTCTTCACTCTCTTC